CTCGGCAATCGTAGGCATTACCACCGAGAGTCTTATCTGATTCTACTGCATACTTGACACTGCTAGACCCAGTAGAAATGTAGGCATCAAGCCGTCTTTGTGCTTCTCTCTCGGCAACCCTGCCCACAACGACAGTGACTAAAAAGTTATACCTGGTTAGGCCTTTGTTGAAAGCCCCATCAAAGTCAACCGAGCTTAGGGACACAACTGCTATTGGTGGACTTGGGTTATCTGGTATCTCAGCGGCGGTTCTAAGCCCTGCGATAGTTGCAAGGTTAGTGGCTATGCCCTGCCTAATTAGGCTGATGCTCATTAGCCGAAGTTCCTCATAATTCTGTATGGCATGACTAGCTGCTCAACATCTGGATCAAGATAACGGCTTACTCTTATCTGGCCCAAATCCCCCATACCCAAGACCCCCAAAGGCGAGTCGAGCCGCTTGTACAGTCGAGAGGATTGGATGATGGTTGCTTGCTTGACAGCAGTAGGGATAGTTGGCCAGCCCCAAGTGCCGGTAATCTTTACAAGTGCTTGGTAGTCAACGACTGGCCAAGTGTAAGTGTTGACAGCTCTGATACCTGTAAAAGGTGAGTAGAGTCCATCAGCTCTGCCGTTCACTGGCTCAAGCTGATAGTCGGTTGCGGTCCACTCTGTGTAAGTGTCACCGATCTCATCAGTGGATTCGACCTTTGTGATAGTGATTGCATCGTCAATAATTAGGTTGATTGCATCGGTAGCTGCAAAGTTTCTTACTGCTGTACCTGCGTTAGAAAAGGTGCGAGCCGTAAATCCGTCAATCATCCTTGAGGCAGACTCGATTGCTGTTTCTAATAAAGAATCGTCAATGCTGTCTGTGATTCTTAGAGCAGCTTTTACATCTAGAAGTGTGGCGTAGCCATTTGTGATTGCCATGATTGTCCTATTCTACTGCCCGAAGGCGTACGCTTTTTAGGCTTCTTGGTGAGTCCAGAGGTGTGCCCGACTGTTGAAAGTTTGCTCATCTTGGCTAACAGTAGTTGTGCCCTTTTGGTAAGTTGCGTCTTGTGTGGCTAATCCCCAGACCCAGTGTAAGTGCTCAATCTCTGACTCTAAACAAGGGGTCCACTGCCCTCTAAACTTTGCTGTAGCAACAGCCTCGGTGTCTGTATAGTTGTGAATGTAGCCCTCGTACAGGACAGCATCAGGGTCATCTATTGAACCCAGCTTGGCATACTCTCTAGTCATTAGGTAGTGAGTTGCGTGGGTGCCTCTAAGCACATCAGGGTTGTGTAGATCATTAGTGCCTACAAAGCCAAAGTCTTTGGCCAGCTCTAGTATCCGGTGTGACCAGCCCTGCTTGAATACCAAGTCATCTGCTGCCATAAGAATGTAAGGCTCTGTGGTTTCTTTTACTGCTGTGTTGATTGCCCCTGCATAAGATGCAGCTCTTTTGTTTATGACTTTATTAGTGCCAATGGCTTCGATAGCCTCAGCGGTAGCTGTGTCATGTTCCTCGATGATGAAGTAAGGCACTGCCTCTGGTGCTGTGTCTTTGAGGTTGGCAACTATCTCGGCAACTCTGTGGGGTCTGTTTAGTGTTGGTATTAGGACTGCAATCATGCTAAAACTCTATCCCAAAACTTAGTCTTTGACCCGATGACAAGCTCTAACAATACTTGAGGGTCACGCCAGTTAGGTACTGATGTTATTCCTGCCAGCTTGTTAGTGTGTACCTCGCAACCTGACAGGACTGCCTCGATGACAGCTCTTGGCTCGGCATCAAAGCCGTTGGGTAAGAATACAAAGTGACTAGCCCTGCTCATGGTTTCTAGCACCTCGGCCCTTGGCTTGTCGGTCATCATCACTATTGGTAGACCTTGTTGATCTGCCCAAACCTGAGCCTCTACTGGCCCCTTCTGTGGGTGCATCCTTGCAGCCCATAAAGCAAAGGACTCTTTTGGCTTTTGACTTATCTCTGTAATGTCTAGCGGTGCAGTGACCCAGGTGCTTGACTTTGGCTTTGTCCATTGAAGCTCTAGCTCTAGGTGTCTAGGTGTCCGGCAGATAAGGGTAGAGGCAGAGCTAAGTAGTTGTTGTCTTTCCTCAGTTCTTGTTTGCAAGTGATGGACAGCAACAACAGGCTTTCGCCTAGCAAGCTGTGTCATGGCATAAGGGCTAAGTAGGTCTGTGCCGGTTATGACTATCTTGTCGAACTCTAGAGCTTGCTTCCAGTTGTTTGGGGTGATGATTGTGTAATCAGTAGGAGCATCGGTTAGCAGGGTTTGGTCGGTCATCTCTGCCCCACCAATTAGCTTGCCGTCTGGGTCTGGTAGGTGGTGAGATACCCAGGCAATCACTTGAGTAGTTTCTTTAGCACCGGCATCCAGTTCTCTTGCCAAACCTTTTCATGGTCATAATTCTGAGCAAACTCGACTGCCTTTTCTGACTTGACCTTGCCCTTGGCATAAGCCTGTTCTAATGCTTCTACTATCTCTGGCACCGAAGGGATTGTCCAGAATGAGTGCTGGGCTGGATCGTAGAGTGGCTGACCTGCTACTGCCCAACCATCTCCAACTAGCTCAGGTGAAGCAGCAAACTTGCTGACAATAACCGGCACGCCACAGGCCTGAGCCTCGACTGTCGGAATACCAAAGCCCTCGCCATAGCTAGTAGCAAGCATCACATCAAAGCTTGAGTAAATCCCTGCAAGGGTAGATTGTGGCATTCCGTATCGGTAAGCAAGTGGATCAGGGAAGGTCATGTTGTCAATCGGGATACCTAGCAACTGACCTAGTGCCATAAGGTTCCAGCCATGAGGCGAGCTGGCATCTGTGTGAATATAAAGCATTGCATCTGGGTGTTTGCGAGCAAAGATAGCAAAGGCCATCATTGCTTCCCCAAACCCTTTTCTATGCAAGATACCTGAGGCCTTGTTGGCTGCGTTCATCCCTACCACAAAGCGGTCATTTTCAAAGCCCATGTATTTGTCAACTGGCAAACCGTCAATCTTGTCGGTGAACTTAAATACCTTGGTGTCAATGCTGTGAGGGATGTAGTGGCCCTCAACACCTGCTTTGTTTATCTGCTCTAGGCCAAACTTGCTCATGGCAAGCGGTGTGACATTTTCCTTTTGTAGCCACTTTAAGACTGCTGGTGGGATTGGGTTATGGTCAACAGGTGTCCAGCTTGCAATAGGGATAGTGTCAAATCCCTTAGCGTTTAGAACCCAAACATCGTAAAGGGTAATCATCAAGTCAGGCTGGTCAGCGTTTAGGGCTTTCCAATGCTTGTGATGAGCTGGTGTCACATCGTTTGAGTAGGCTTCTGAGCCTCTGGCATAGATTGGAATCTCGCCGTACTCGGTGTTGTAGATCGTGTTGATGCCTTCATGTCCATAGTTAGACAGTGAGGCAACATTGGCACCATCACGCTTTAGAAGTTTGACTAGGGCATCGGTGGCTTGGCCGTATCCGGTGGGCTGTCCTGGTGAGTTGCTAAAGACAGATACAGTGCCCTTTAGTTTTCTTTTGGTCTTGCTCATGTAGGTTTCTCCCTTTGTTGCCACAATCCTAGCAAAAGACAAGCCCCAAGCGAACCTACACGCTTGGGGCTTGTCAGCTTATTTAGCTAGGGCTAATTACTTACCCTGGTAGAAGCCAATGTGGCTCGAATGCGTTAAACCACCGTCAACACGCATCAATCCGCGATAAGTCACGGTGTCTGTGTTGAAAGCGAAGTCGGTTGACTGGTCAACTCTCATTCCACCTGCTACACGAACCTTGAATGATGGAAGGTGCCCAAACAGTACCGATTTCGCGGCAGTTCCGACGGCCGCGACATTTGGATTCTCAAACACGCTATAACCGAGGAGTGTTGCTGGCTGTCCTGGTACGGCTGAGTCGGTCCAGATGTAAGCACCTGAGTCATCCTTTAGCTTACGAGCAGCAGCGATACCGGTCTTGCTCATCTGGAAACCAAGTCCAGGTAGAACACGAGCACCATCAGCGATGCCGTATACAAGGTCAATCAAGTCCTCGTAGGTAGCAGCGAAGTTGGTTGCAGTTCCTCTAACTACTGAGCCAGCGGCTGCAGATAGCTTTGTGGTTAGAACATCGTTGACCTTTAGGCCAAGTGAGGTTCCAAGCTGCTGTGCAATGTAGCTAGTGATGTTGAAGCCAGCGTCAGAAACGAGTTCCTGTGCGACCTGAACTAGAGCACCATACTTCTCAGCACCAAGTGTGATGGATGCAAAGGTTGGGTTGGACTCTGAGATGGTTCCTGCTGCTGCAACTGATCCTGATGTTGAGGTAGCTGTGACAGTTGGGATAACTAGGTTCTCACCAGAGGTTGTGTTGAATACCTCTGAAGTGGTAAGAATCGGACCCACAAGCTGAGCGATTTCGAACACCTGGTCAAAAAAGGACTGACCCACAGTGTTCGAGCTTGGAACTAGAGTTCTGTTTTCACGAGCGAACTCGTAGCCACGCATTTCACCGGTAGCGATTGAGCGAAGGATGTCAGCGTCAGTGTTTACTGGTGCTGATGCCTGTGGTGTGAAGGAAGCGGCTGCCTCTGCTGCACGAGCCTCACGCTCAGAGATTGAGCGAGCGGTTGAGATAGCTGTGTCGGCTGAGTCAATGTCAGCTTCGATACGGGCAATCTTTTGGTTTTCTTCTGCGGATAGTCCACGCTTTTCAGCCTCTGCGAAGTCTAGGACTTCTCTCGCCTGAGCGATGAGGTTGTTGCGAGCATCCATCTGTGACTTGATAAAGTCTGACATGATTCTCCTGTTAGTTAGTTGATTAGGGTTTCCTGCGGTGCTGACACTCAACAGACACAGCGGTGCTTACACTCAACTGCTACTCACAAGTTTATAGGCAGAAAAAAACCCCAGCTCAGGAAGGGGGCCGAGCTGGGGCAAAGAAACTTGTTAGCGAGTTTCTTTTGCGTCAACAACCCTAACTTCTTTGGCTGGGTTGTTTGCGTTTGTGTTGTCTAGCTCCCAGACTGCCTGAGCAAAGTCATCGGCTAGATCTCTAATGATACCTGTTGATGGGTTGCCGGCTGCCTTTAGTAGGGCTGCTTTGATTTCATCTTTGGTTGCCATGATTAGATCCTTTTCAGTAGTAGGTCAAATTGCTTTTTCTTTAGGTCCAGCAAGTCAAGGCCGTTGTCAATAACTTCCTCAACCCCTGGATTGGCTTTTAGCTTGTTGACTACCTCGGTAATCAGGGTTGCACTTGGCTCGTCTAGTTCCTCACCGGACTCTAGCTTGAGCAGGGCATCGGCAAGCTGGTCAGGGTTGATGGTTGGCTGTGAGCGTACCTGAGCTGTTGTTGCCTCATAGGCTGGGAAGCTAACGATAGACACCTCGAATAGTCTGACTGAATCTAGGGTGCGAGTCTGACCATCTCTTGACCAAGTATCTTTGATGACATTGAAACCAAAGCTCATTGAGTCAATTACCTTAGTGCGAAGCAACTCAGCAACATCACGCCCTCTGGAAGTCTGTGGCAAGGAAGCTGTGACCTTTAGGCCTCGCTCATCCTCGACAAGTTGCATACTGCCACCTCGTAAAGATGCAAGGGGTTCACCTGCGTCATGGTTCCAAAGTAGCTTGACTTCATTGCGAGATTGTAGGGAACGCTTGAAAGCACCAGGGGCAACATACTCGATGAAGCCACCAAGGTCTTGTGATGGACTGTTGAACACAGAGGCGTAGCCAGTAAAGGTCATGCCATCGCCCTCAGCTCTGATTTCAAACTCAACGCTGTTGGTTCTGACCTCTGGCTCGTTAGCCTTTGGGCCGTCAATCTTTAGGGCAATAGCTCTCGCTACATCTAGCCACTTGTTTTTATTGTCCATGCTGTTAGTTTCCTCTGCTCTGATTCTAGCAACAACTGAATCAGCGTAGTCCTTAGTGCGTTGTGCAGCTCGCTTAGATGGACCTGATCCCCAAAGCAAGTGAGCAACCACACCGGCTGATGGGTAGTTGTCTGAGTCTGGGTCTGCATCTGGGCTATCTAGGTCAACAAGGTGTCGAGCTATCCAAGCAGCAATCCTAATCCACTTGTCATCGCTGACTGTGCCTTCTGCCATTGCTCTAGCTTCTCGAATAGTGCCAGGTGTGACACCATCGCACTATTCGAGAAGCTAG